TGAATTTAACACACCAATTTTTTGGTTCATAGATTATCACCCCGATATCGAACCAATTTTAGGTGCTCCTACTTCATTTGATGTTATAGAAACATATCTGTAATGTCAAGGACGGTATTCTACACCAAACGGTTCTCAAATTGGTTGGGGGAATCTCGTGCCTATTACGATATAGATCTTTATGGTTTTAACAAAATCAGTCCACCACGATGGGTTGCTGGAGGGTTAGGACAAAAATTGGGTTATTCACCTGATGGAATTAACTGGTATGCTTCCCCTAATGCGATTTCATTTTTTACAGGTGGAACAACAGTTGAAGGGATTGCTACTGATGGTGAAAGATTTGTAGCGGCTGGCACTTCAGAAACTTCTTTGGTATATTCAGATGACGGAATAACTTGGAATCCTTCAACAAACGGAGATAGTGTTTTCAATGGAGCAAACAGTATCTGTTGGAATGGTAATATATGGGTTGCTGGGGGTAGTAATATAGGTTATTCTTATGATGGTATAAATTGGTATTCTTCTCTGAATAAGTATGATGTTTTTAGTGGAACCGTTACAGATATCACTTGGAATGATACTCTATTTGTAGCATCAACTGCTGGTATATATCCTAATAAATTAGGTTATTCTTATGATGGATTAACTTGGAGTGCTTCAACCAATGGTGATACAATTTTTTCTGGTGGAGTTAGAAGTACCGCTTGGAACGGTAATTTATTCGTTGGGGGTGGTGGAGGAATAAATAGTTTAGGATATTCCTACGATGGCATTACTTGGAGCGCATCAACAAATGGAAATAGTCTCATTTCGGGATCTACTTATGGTGTAGCATGGAATGGAAATTTGTTTGTGGCAGTGGGGCAAGGTGTAGATAATAATAGTATAGTCTATTCATCTGATGGTATTGTTTGGAGTGCTTCTACAAATGGTAAAGATGTGTTATCTTTTCAGGGATGGGATGTTGCTTGGAATGGTAGTTTATGGGTTGCTGTGGGAGCCAATTTTGGTACAAAAGGAATTGCCTACTCTTATGATGGAATTTCTTGGACTTCTGGTTCAGAAACTTTTTCTATATTTGAGGGACAAGTTCGTTCGGTAGCATCGAGACCCGCACCAGGTTTATACCCACCTGTTTAAGATAGAATTATTTTGAAGTATTTATAGATATGATTTGGATATACGAAGGACAAAACGAGTCACCCGCCACATGTAGTAGAAATGCTGCCCTAACCAATCCGTATTACCTATGGAATATGGAACACAAACTATCCAACCAGTCGTGGACGTTTGTACCCTACAGAATAGTCCCATCGGTGGACTACAAACCAGGTTACGATTTATTTTCTATAAAAGTCGATTACAATCAGTCTCAGGTGTTGACGGGAGCAACCACCACAGGACAGACGAACGTTCATCTAATCGACGGAGAATACTATCTAACGGTGTATGAAACCCCCATTGAGACTTTGACAATTCCTACATCAGACTCTGTTGTATATCAAGCCATCGTCGAGGTTGTAACCAGTGGTGATACCTCCCCAATAACTTATACCGCAACCACGTCGGTATTTAAAATTTATGAACCATGAAATTAAACATTCAAAACTTTGGATTTGCTGTCGACACTCTAACGAGGTTCGAGGAGAAAATCTATAAAAATGAGCCGTTTGTTCGTTGGGGTGAATCAAACTTGTTCGTAGACTTTCTTTACGATTTGTTGGACTTTTCCCCCATCCATAACGCTGCTGTAAGAGCCAAGGTAGATAACGCAACAGGAACGGGATATGAGGTTGATTACCGTATCAACACGAAGGAAACCATTAACGACGTACTCAAACAAATCTTCTTTGAACTAATCGTCACAGGAAACGTATTCCTTGAGATTATATGGAAAAACGATAGAAGTGAGGGTATCGCAGGATTCCATGTTATTCCAAGTAAATTTATGAGATGTCACAAACCAGTTGAAGATGGTGGAGATGTCACCAAATACCTTTACTCAAAGGATTGGGCTAACTACAAAAAGAAAAACGTGGGGATGATTGAGTTTGTGTCGTTCGATCCTAAGAACTATACCGACAGACAAATCGTCCATCTAAAGTCATATCAGCCAGGATACTTGTATTATGGTTCTCCAACGTATCTATCGGTTGTCAATGATATTAGATTAAACCACGAAATTACTGTGTTTAACCTCGCACAGATGATTAACGGAGGTTCACCCTCACTTTGGGTTCACTTCAATCAAAACGCTCCTGATTCTCAAATTGAACAAGAGACGATTTTACGCAATATCGAAGACAGGTATGTGGGTTCAAACAATGCGGGACGTGTCATTGTGTCCTATGGAGAGGCGTCTGAGAAACCTGATATCACACAAATCGGTACCAGTATTTCTCAAGGATTTTATGCTGAAGTTTTTGAGTTGGTTCAGAAGCAGATTCTATCAGGACACCAAATCGTAGACGGTAGTTTACTTGGGTTACCTAATCCTGGTGGATTTACTTCATCGGCTGATCAGTTGGATACGGCATACAAACTATTTATGAATACGAGTATCAAACCATTACAGAATTTCGTTACAAGGGAAATCGAACCACTTATTCAGTTGATATACCCTAACGAACAGATAAATTTGGTGATTGCTCAAAACCAAATCGTATAACATGAGTAACTATAACGTACTTTTAATTTCCGAGCAGAAACTCATTGAGAATACCGCAATTAACGGTACATCTGTAGATACCTCAGAACTCAGATTTTGCATAGCGCAAAGTCAGGTGATTTTTTTACAGGAGTCATTGGGAACAAATCTGTTCAACAAGATTTTAGACTTGGTGGATACTGGTGATATCAGTCTCCCTGTCAATGTAAATTACAAGAATTTATTGGACGGTTGGATTCAACCTATGTTGATATCCTACGCCTACTACATCGCTCTTGACAATTTCTTTGTCAAATGGAGTGCTGTGGGACTTGTTCAAAATAGAACGGAGCAGGGGGGTAGCGTCGATTTAAAGACACTACAATACCTGAAACAAAATGCTAAGAATCAGGCAGAGTTTAACGACAACCTTCTACGTCGTCAACTCATTTGGAACGTTTCACTATATCCTGAATATTCCCTAATCACCAATAATGGAGACTTACCCCCTGAACCCAATACTCCGTTCAAATCCTCGATGACTTTACCCTCACGTGGGTGGTATGCTTCCCGTAATGGTTGGTTGGAAATGTCGGGTTGTGACATTCCGTCTTGGTACAACTACAACGGATTACCTAAGAAGTAATCACTCCTGAATTATATTATACAATTTTGAAGATAGTTCACGGTAATAATCGTGAATCTTATTTTCTTTATTTTCAAAGTACTTGACGAGTTCAGGATTATCCAAAGATTTTGAATTATACAAATCCATTTGGTTACCTGATAGTTCTTGTTGCTTGAGATTCTTTAGAGCCTCAAGTAAGGTTTTCATTTGCTGTTCTGATAGTTTACTCATAATTCAAATTTAAGGTGGTTTTTTCTTTGTCTAAGACGATATTATCTAATCGTTGGATATATTCCTTTCTGTCCCCATAAAACACGGGTAAATCAAGAAAAAAGAGTTCGTCAGTTTTTCTGTGATTCATCTTGTTTGGTTTTGATATATTTGTCTAAATTTTCAAATCGTCCAAACAATTCTTTCGAATGTCCTTCCATTGCCCAACGTACCATTAAATCAGTGGCTAAACAGATGTCGGATAAACTCGGACATATTCCACAGGATTCAAAATAACGTTGAACCAAGTGAGATTGGTTTTGGAAAATAATTTGTTCTTCTTTGGTTTTCATTTCTTATAGTTTTATAGATAAAATATAAGATATTATTTGGTTGAAGTCAAACTCTTTTCAATTTTCTCCATCTTTTTTTTGTAGATGTTAGCGTAACGTTTGTTACGTCCCACGTATTGGTAGTACATGTGAAATGCGTGAGAGTATTCTTGATTGGTGTGTAGTAAGTCAA